CCGCAGAGGTCTTATCAGCCGCACCGGGTGGAAGCCCCGGAACTACAGCTTGAGCAGGAACAGCTCCCACAGCCCAGGGTGTAGACGGCGATTGCCTGCCTCGTATTCCTGCCAGGCGCGCATAGTACCGTGGATCAGTGCAGCGGCCTGGGTTTGAGTCAGGCCAGCGGACTGGCGGGCGGCGCGGGGGTGGGCAATTCAACAACGAGGAAGATATGGGTATCCATAGCACATTCACGCAGGACATCGCCAACGCGATCTGCGCTGAGTTGGCGGAGGGAAAGAGCCTGAACGAGATATGCAGCGCAGACGGAATGCCGCATGAGTCAACAGTCAGGGCTTGGGCTTTGGATGATGTCGAGGGCTTCGCTACGAAGTACGCGCGTGCGAGGGCCATTGGTTACGAGCGACTAGCAGACGAGATTCTGCGCATCTCTGATACACCCAAAGCTGGCGTCAAAACCAAAGTCAACGACAAAGGCGAGGTTGAGACGACCGAAGGAGACATGATCGAGCATCGGCGCTTGCAGGTCGATTCCCGCAAATGGATGCTGTCCAAGATGCTGCCCAAGGTGTACGGCGACAAGATCACGCACCAGGGCGATGCTGAGAACCCAATAGCCATCAGCAGAATCGAGCGCGTCATTGTCCGCCCTAAGGCTTGAGACTGCCGAGGTCTTCGAGCCGCTACTGGCGCCTGCTCGCTATAAGGGCGCACACGGCGGGCGTGGTTCTGGGAAGTCTCATTTCTTCGCTGAGTTGCTGATTGAAAACGCATTGGCCGATCCCGGCGACTATGGCGCGGGTTTGCGTTCTGTCTGTATCCGCGAGGTGCAAAAGTCGCTCAAGGAGTCGTCAAAGCGGCTGATTGAAGACAAGCTGACGGCGTTTGGGCTTGGTCAGGCTGACGGATTCAAGGTATTCAATGAGTTGATAGAGACGCCAAAGGACGGCGCGATCATCTTCCAGGGAATGCAGGATCACACTGCCGAGTCTGTCAAATCGCTTGAGGGCTATAGGCTGGCATGGATCGAAGAGGCGCAAACCATGTCGGCCCGGTCGCTGTCGCTGCTGCGTCCAACGATTCGCGCTGATAACTCAGAATTGTGGTTCGGCTGGAACCCAAGGCGCAAGACTGACGCGGTAGACGAGATGCTGCGCGGGTCGCTATTGCCAACCAATGCGACTGTGGTGCGGGCGAACTGGCGCGACAACCCGAAGTTCCCGAGTGTGCTGGAGCAAGAGCGCCAAGACTGCCTGACGCAGAAGCCAGAGCAGTACGACCACATATGGGAGGGTGGTTATGCGACCGTTCTGGAGGGCGCGTATTACGCCAAGTCGATAGCCGAGGCAAAGGCATCGAAGCGGATAGGGCGATGCGCCGCTGACCCGCTGATGACGCTGCGCGCCTTCGTGGACATCGGCGGAACTGGCGCAAGGGCAGACGCCTTCGCCATGTGGATAGCGCAGTTCATCGGCAAGGAAATTAGGGTACTGGACTATTACGAAGCGGTAGGACAGCCTCTTGCTACGCATCTGGCCTGGATGCGCCAGAAGAACTACACGCCCGAGCGCTGCCAGTTTTGGTTGCCGCATGACGGCGAGAGTAACGACATGGTTTATGACGTGTCGTATGAAAGCGCTCTGAGGGCGGCTAAATACAAGGTAACTGTTGTGCCCAATCAGGGCAAAGGCGCAGCAAAGGCGCGCATTGAAGCGGGGCGCAGGTTGTTTCCGTCGATCTGGTTTAACGAGGCCACGACGCAACCGGGCATTGATGCTCTTGGTTGGTATCACGAAAAGAAGGACGAGGCGCGAAACATCGGGCTTGGTCCTGACCACGATTGGGCAAGCCATGGCGCTGACGCCTTCGGCCTGATGTGCGTTGCCTACGAAGAACCAAAGATCAAGGCTCCGAAACGGGAAAGCCGACCAACTAGCTGGATGGGCTAATGAAACCTCTTAACGCTGCGAAGCGCTGGACTACATGGACGACACGCTAAAAGACGACCTGGAAGCATTCAAGCTGGCCGAAGACGCTGAAAAGGATCAGCGCACGGCCATGCTCGAGCTGCTCAAGTTCGTGAAGCTCGGGGAGCAATGGCCCGAGGCTGTCCGCAAGAAGCGCGAACTGGAAGGGCGTCCGTGTCTTACGATCAACCGCCTACCTGCGTTTGGAAAGCAGGTGATCAATGACGCACGGCAGAATCGGCCTGCTATCAAATGCCATCCAGTTGGCGACGGCGCTGACAAAGAAACGTCCGAGATTCTCAACGGCCTGATCAGAAACATCGAGTACACAAGCAACGCCGAGGTTGCATACGACACTGCGCTTGACTTCGCTGTTCATTGCGGCATCGGCTATGCAACGGTCAACATTGATTACGCGGACGCTGACACTTTCGACAAGGATCTGCGCATCGAGCGTGTGTCGAACATCTTCTCGGTGTATGGCGACCCGACGAGCAAAGCGGCTGATTCCAGCGACTGGAACCGGGCGTACATCACTGACAAGCTGACGGAAAAGCAGTTCAAAAAGCGATTTCCAGGCGCCGACAAGATCAACTTCGAGGCCGACGACGACCGCGACGAGGCATGGTTTGAAGAAGAGCGAATCCGCATAGCTGAGTGTTGGACGCGGGAGAAGAAGAAGACGAAGCTGATCAAGCTGTCGGACGGCGCTGTGATGCTCGAGCCGGAATATCTCAAGCTAAAGGACATCTTGGACGCGCAGGGCATCACTGCCACCAGCGACGGGCGCGACACTGAAATCTACGTTGTCAAACAGCGCATCATCACTGGCGCCGAAGTTCTGGAAAACAACGACTGGCCTGGCAAGTACATACCAATCATTCCGTGCTATGGCGACGAGGTGATGGTCGAGAACAAGCGCACGTTCAACGGCCTGTTCAATTTCGCCATGGACAGCCAGCGCAATTACAACTACTGGCGCACGGCGACGACTGAGTTGGTTGCGCTCGCACCCAAGACGCCGTTTATCGGGCCTGTGGGCGCGTTTGAGACTGACGCCGACAAGTGGGCTACAGCGAACACTGAGAGTTACCCGTACATTGGATATGACGGTCAAGTTGCACCAGCGCGCCAACAATTTGCAGGCCCGCCAGCAGGAGCCTTGCAGGAAGCATTGAACGCCAGCGACGACCTGAAAAACATCATGGGCCTGCACGACGCAAGCCTGGGCAAGCAGGGCAACGAAACATCAGGCCGCGCGATCCTTGCTCGTCAGCGTGAAGGCGATACGGCGACGTTCAATTTCATCGACAATCAGAGCAGGTTTATTGCGCACATTGGGCGAATCCTGATTGACCTGATCCCGAAGGTTTATGACGTTCCACGGATCGTCAGGGCGATCAAGGAAGACGGCAGCAATTACAGCGTTCCGATCAACCAGCAGGTGCAGCAGTTGCCGCAACAGGCCACAGAAGACGGTCAACCGCCAGACCCAGCAGCGCCGCCGCAGTATCAACCTGTAGACCCAGAACAGCAGCAGGAGATCAACGGTCTGATCAAGGTATTTGATCTGACGGCAGGTAAATACGACGTAACCGTCGAGTCTGGTCCATCGTTCAACACGCGCAGGCAGGAAGCATCGGCACAGATGGGCGAGTTCATCAAGAGCATGCCCAACGTACCACCTAAAGCAATCGGCATCCTCGTCAAGAACATGGACTGGCCGGGTGCTGACGATTTCGCCAAGGCCATCGCAGGCGAGAAAGACCCGCAACTGATGCAGGCCGAGCAGGCTATCGGGCAACTGATGCAGCAAAAGCAGCAGATGCAGCAGCAGCTACAGGACAAGCAGTTCGAGAACCAGATCAAGGCCAAGGAAGTGCAGATTAAGGAAATGGACGCTCAGACCAAGTTGATGCAGGTACAGCAAGCAGGTAACCAGCCTGGAGAAGCGCCAGTCGATCACAGCTTCGAGCAGTGGAAAACTGAAATGCAGATCAGCTTCGACAAGTGGAAAACGGAGCAGGACAACGCTGTGAAGCTGACGATTGCCGCTCAGAACCACGAAGCGACATTGGCAGGTCAAACGCATGCTATCGAGGCTAATGCCACGCAGAAAGCGCAGCAGGAAATCGGGCCGGTGCTTGAACAGATGGCACAGATCAGAGCGCACCAGACAGCGCCGCGCAAGAAGGTACGCGGGCCTGATGGGCGATTGGTGGGTGTTGAAATCAACGGGCAGGTTGTGCCCATCGAAGGGGATTGATATGGCAAGCATGGGGAGCAATCTTCAGGGCGAACCTGGAGAACTGCGCATGACGATTGAGATCAAGCGCGCAGCCACTGGCAAGACTGAAACGGTGGAGCTTATCGGCCACGCCGACCCCGAGAAACTGAAGCAAATCATCGCGGCGCAGGCCGATAAGCAGGAGAAAACAGCATGAGTGTCACCCATTCCACCGCAGCCCGAGACGCTGCAACAGACGCAGTAACCGCGCTAATCGGCTCTGGC